GTGGATTATAGCTGCTGTCCATAATGTTTTGACCGCTGCTGCCACCGGTGTGACTGGGAATTCTGCGCTGATGTATTTCGTTTTTGACACGTTCCACAAAGGCCATAGCCATGTGACTGGGCATGTTGCCTACGTCAATTTTAAAAATTCTACGTTCAGGTGCACGACTCACACGATAAATCAACACTGCATCTTCCAGCAGTTCTTTCTGCTTGAACACTCGGTAAATTGTTTCCAACACACTCATACTAAACGGCCAGTAAAAGTCTAAACCTTCGCTTAGTCCTAGATGAATCACGTGTTTAGCATCTACTACAGTTTCGTTCATGGCTGCTGAAAATCTACTGCCGCCGCTGCCTTGGCCGCCAGCACCGGCGTTGGGTGCTGTATAGTTGAAAGGTGCTACATACGCACCCGACGGTGGTGTAGATTGAAAATCAGTGGTAGTTTTTACAGCAATGCTTAAATTTTGAAAGTTGGGATTGATGTCACGAATCACATACTGCTCAGGCTGTTTGCCTTCGCTTTCGTTTACGATCACTCGAGCAACTTTGGTCATGTCAACCCAGTACATTTCAAATGTTTCAGGATCACGCACAAACACTTGATCTCCGTACTTGAGTGTGTTGCGGAAAATACGAAACAGGCGTTGATCCAGTTTATTCAACTTGACCCATTGCTGCAATTGTTTTTTAATAATTTCAATTTCGTGGGCTGTGGGCTTGTCAGAATAGTTTACTTGAAACGGTACTGCTTCGCCGTTGGTGGTTTGAGTACAAAACTCTGCCAAAATGTCCAGACAAGCATTGATTTCACTGTCACTGTCCATGTTTTCGTATTGATTATAACGTTCGATACGATTTGGGTGACCAGAATACACTTCGGGCAAACGACTTGCATAGTTGCGATAAACCACATCAGCATGGCCGCGCAAGGGATCACGTCCATCTTGACGCCCGTATCCAGGCAAGCCATCAGAACCTTTGCCGCTGAGAGGACTGAGTTCTCCGCCTACGTTGGCTACTTTGAAGTACTTGCGCCAGCCGCCTTTACTGTTTTTTTGCGAGTCTGCCATTTATTAATCCGTAATTTACAATTATATACTTATTCATTACGCAGTACTAACTTGAATTAGTTTGTTGATAGCTGTGGTTTGATCGCGTTGTGCAGCCAATATTTCTCCCAACAAGGTTGGCACTGCAGGATCATTGGTGCCACCGGCACCTCCCAGTTTATCTACCAATTGTGTTGTGAGATTTTCCATGCCTGACGTAATAGCTGTTTGTGTTGCTGCTGTTTGTGCTTCCATAGCCTGTGTGATAGCCGAGATATCAGATCCAATTGCGCCAGGAGCTCCACCGGCCGTGATTCCAGCTTGTCCTGTAGTTGATCCTCCCAGACCCAACATGCCGCCCAACATGCCCATCAATCCACCTGTACCTGCACCTGCACCTGCGCTACCTTCGGGTAATCCCAGGGCTGATCTCAAGGAACCTGTGGTTCTAGGACCAGATTGTGCACCTGCAACCATTGGTGCGCCTGGGGCTGCCCCCGGAACACCGTTACCGGCTGGCATGCCCAACATGGCCATTACATCTTTTTCTTCGCTTACAAATCTATTTTTAACACTTTTTTGTACTTCGGCGGTGCTGCCGCCAAATCTGGTGCCACGTTCTGCATAAGTTGCCTTGATGAGGTCTTCGTCACTCATGCCTTTTTTGTAGACTTTGTTCATGATGCCAGCAGCACCGCCACCGCCGTGCTGCACACTGGTGCTAAACATCATTTCTTTAAGGGCTTTGTTGCCTTCAATTCTCTTTCTGAGGTCATTGTCTTTGAGACCAGCCATTGCTGGATCAAAACTTTTTTGTTTAATAAACTGAGATTCTAGATCACCTAGTTCGCCGCTGGCAGCCATTTGTTTCCAAACGTCCACTGATTTACCACTGGTTCCGCCTGTATCGGATTCTGCGCCTGCATCTCGTAATTTCTTAGCAACATCGCCGCGACCTGACTGTTCTGCAAACTTGAGAAAGTCTTTCATGGCACCCACTTTGGATGCTATTTGATATTTTCCGTAGCTGGTGCCGCCTACTTTGTCCCAACCTACTGTTCCACTTCCGCGACCGCCGGTTTCGTATTTCTCAGACATTTTGCCAAGTTCGCCTGACATCATATCAGGTGCAGCAGGGTACTGAGTTGCTCCTGCTCTTCGACCTTGTCTGGCAATGTTGGGGTTTCCAGTAGCAGCTCCGCCTGCTGTTGATCCAAATCCAGGACCTGAATAAAACTGGGTAGGATCTATTTTTTTGCCAAATTTATCCCGCATTTCGTGATGCAGGTGAGCCCCTGTGCTTTTGCCTGTGTTGCCCAAGGTGCCGATCTGTTGGCCAGCCTTGATCACTTCACCAGTCTTGACCATGCTCTTGTCCAGGTGAGCCAGCATGTGCTTGACACCTGTTTTCTCATCAGTGACTTCAACCATGTTGCCGTAGCCACCAGATTCTTTTTCGCTCAATACTCTGGCTATGCCCGATATTGGTGCCATGACCTTGTCACCAATTTTGCCTGCTAGATCGATGGCACCGTGTCCTTGCACTTTGCCATCCATTGTGCGATTACCAAAGCCGCTGGTTACATTCATCTTTTCCAGTGGCATTACAATCTTGCCAATCTGTTTAGCCAGTTCAGGATCTGCAGCAGCAGCAGGTTCATGCGGGTGTGCATGATCATGTTCGGCTAATGCTTCTTGAGCAACTTTTTCGGAGGTTCCACCACCACCGCCGCCGCCTCCGGTTACTGTAGCGCCGCCAGTTATAGCTTCCAGCATTTGACTCAGCGTCACGTTGGCCTTGACCAGTTCTTCGTTGTTTTTTTCCAATAAGAAATTGGTTTCTGTTTGTGGATTGAACACCGGGCCTGACTCTATACCACCGCCACCGGACAATTTTACGGGTATGCCACCACCGGCTAAAGGTATAACAGCTTCTGTACCGTGCAGCATGGCCAAGTGTCCACTACCAGGGCCCGAAGCAATACCGCCAGTGGCGTATTTTGGTGCGTTTTCTATTACTGATCGAGCTGCGGCTGCTGCAATTTGCTCTTGAGTTAGCCCAGATTCAACTCCTGCTTCTTGGGCAGCTTTAGATTTTCTTGAAACTAAATCTTTAAAATATCTTCCTTCGTTTTCAATACGGTTACCCCGGGCTTGACTAGCCACATAGTCTAACCCAACTATATCAGCAACATTTTCTAAGCCGCGTGCCACAAGAGAAAAACTCTTGTCTATTAATCCCATGGCTTTATAGTTGGCATCGTCGGACGATTTTGTTAGTGCTGAATCTTTTTTAGTTGCAAGAAATTCAGTTGCGTTTGATAATGCCCGAGCAAATATATTAGTAGCCGTGGTTGCAGCAGGAATTGCTACTTGAATAAAATCTTGAAGATTCTGACCTTTTTCTAAAGTAGCTTTGTCTGTCTCAGCTTTTGTTCTGAGTATGGGATCAGGTGACCTGAGTTGTTCTTCAATTTTTGCTCTTATTGCTGCAAGAGTCTTTTCGTCGCCGAGGCGTGCGGCTGCGTCAGCTGTTTGTCCTACACCAATACCAGTCTGGGATTCCAGCCCGCCGACACGCCCTAGTGTTCCAAAAGCACCAATTTGAGCTTGAGTAGTTTTTGCAAGCAAGTTTTTAACAAACGCCAAAGCGTCTGTGTTTTCGTCTAAACTGTCCAGCATTGCCGACGCTTCGCCGCCCAGCAGTTGTGTAATACCTTCGCCGCCTTTGGCTCCTATAAATCCGCCGGCTAAGGCACGAAGCTGATCTGCCACGTCTTCTGCACCAGATGCGCTAGCCAATGTAATTGCTTCTTGGATTTTAGTTAATCTTGCAAGTTCTTTTGGATCGCCGCCTGGGGCCTTGGCTTGTTCTAATCTGACTCTGAACTGCTCTTTAGCTAGTGTTTTAGCCTGCGCAGCTTCTTGTTTTGCACGATCGGCACCAGTTAGCCTGGTAATAGCTTCAACATTTTTTAAATATTCAGCAAATGTTGCACCAGCATTTTTATCTTGTAATTGACGTGCTCGGCCCAGCCTGGCTTCGTTGGCAGCATATCCCATCAAAGCTTCGTTTTGTGATTCATAGGCCATGCCTAGCGCACGAAATTGTTCTCTAAAAGAATCTGCGCCAGCACTAAACTGGGACATAACTTTGCCAATGCCTTTGCTGCCATCAGTGAATCCTTTGCCAAGCAATGCAATGTTGTCACTATTTGCAACTAAAACATCACCAAGTTTATCTAATTCGTTTGATGTGTAGTTAAAAGATTTAGTCAGCTCGTATAGCTCTCGGAGACTCCCAATACTGCTACCGCCAACTTTAGCTAATCGATCAAATGCCTTAAATTGTTGATCAGCTTGCTTGGCTGCTGCTACTCCCCATTGAATTAATGCTTGGCCAAAAAAACTCAAGCCTTTGGTAACTGGGCCACCCATTAGAGAAGCAAATTTTAATACTGGTGTAGCTGCGCTTGACATAGCAGATGCATAGTCATGAGTAGATGCTTGAGTGTTTGCTACTAAACTAGCAATGGATTTATAGGCGTCGTCCATGCCCCGTTTGAGATTGTCGGTTGCGTTTTTTAATCTATTTGCTTCTACTATTGATTGTTTATTAGCATTGGCTTGGTCTTGTGCTATTTGTTTTGCAGACAAACTAGCACGTCTAAGCTGCTCTGCATTTGCAGCAGCAGCGTTGGCAAAATCTTCTGATTTTTTTGCTTGCTTTTCTGCTGCTTTTTCTGCGCGATTGGCAGCAACTGTTACACTGTTGGCAAAATCGTTAGCTGCTCGAATTTCTTCTTTGCGATTACGAGCAGCACCGCCTAATTTAGAAGCCAAGACTCCCAGCGCCGCAATCAATTGAGTAGCACTCTTGTCGGTCATCCCTTTGTTGCTGGTGGTGGTGGTGCTACTGCTAGTGGCTGTGCTGCCTTTACTGAGAGTACTGACAAGAATTTGAATCTCGTAAATTAGGTCATTGATTTTTTGTTCGTCCACCGTTTTAGCCTATAAGTATACAGATATATTTACCTGGCAAACAAACCATGACTCCAAACCCGTTAAACCAATACTTTAGACATTCTGTGCTGCAGGTGTCGTTGCCCAGCGGCGGAAAGTTCTATTCCAAAAATGCCATCAATCCGTCGGAAAATAATCAGTATCCTGTGTTGGCCATGACCAGGCAGGATGAGTTGGTGTTTATGTCAGACGTTGGACAAGCTACCGGTACTGCTGTTGTATCTGTGATTGAAAGTTGTGTTCCCGACATCAAAGATGCCTGGGCAGTACCAGTCATTGACATCGACAAACTGTTGACTGCAATCAAGATAGCCACACACGGTCCAGAACTGTCTGTGGCTGCACAATGCCTTGCTTGTCAGCACGAAGAAAAAATATCTGTTAATTTATCAGATGCTATTAACCAGATTTCGTCAGTTGACTACGATATACCCGAACAAATTGCTGATCTTAAAGTATTTTTTAAGCCTATCACTTATCGCGAAATAACTGACATAAATCAAAATCAATTTAGCGATATAGATGCCGAACGCCTGCTACAAGACAACGCCGATCCTGTCAATCAAGCAGAAAAAATCGACGAACTGTTGACCAAAGTTAGATCGTTGTCCACCCAGGTGCTGACAAAAAACATACACTCGGTGCAAACTCCTGAGGCCGAAGTTCGCGATCCAGAACACATAGCAGAATGGTTACGCAACTGCGATCGTACGGTTTACATGCAACTGCAAAACAACATTATTGCTCGCCGTGCCCCAGCAGAACTCAAACCTGCTGCAGTGACCTGCAGCAATTGTGCTAACCAATATACACAGGCCTACAGCCTGAATTTATCAAACAACGAGTAACTGCGTTGCTCAAAGGATCGCTATGAATTCAAATCCCTTATCGAAATTTTTTCGCCAACCGGCAATTTATATTCGATTGCCCAGTCAAGGCCAACACTGGCTACCCGGGTCGCTCGATTACCCGGTTAACGGCGAAATACCTGTGTTGCCCATGACTGCCATCGACGAAATCAGTTATCGCACACCAGATGCCTTGTTCAACGGGGAAGCAGTGGTGGGAGTTATCAAAAGTTGTGTTCCAAATATCAAACAGGCATGGGCTGTTCCTGCGCCCGATGTCGATGTGTTGCTGATAGCTATTCGTATCGCCAGTTACGGTCACGACATGGATATTGGTTCTACATGTCCAGCCTGCGGCGAAGAACATGATTTTGGATTAGATTTGCGCGGTGTTGTCGACAGGCTGAAGTCTAGTGACTATAATAAACCGTTGACCCAAGGTGATCTTACATTTCATTTTAGGCCGCTTAATTATCGCGAAATGGTTGACAACAGCTTGCAACAGTTTGAGCAGCAAAAGACACTGCAGATGGTAAACGAAAGTACCGAACTTGCAGAAAAAGACAAGATTGAGAAAATGAACGCCATGATGAAAACCTTGGTGGAAGTCACTGTCAAGGCCATAAGCCAAAGCATTACCGAAATCAGAACCCCTGCTGCCATTGTTACAGAACAAGAACACATTGAAGAATTTATTGTCAATTGCGACCGTGTTGTTTTCAACAGCATACGAGATTTTGTGATCAAACTGAGGGAATCCAGCGAGATACAGCCGTTGGATATCACGTGTCCGTCGTGTACACATCAGTATCGCCAGATTTTTACCTTGGACATGTCTAATTTTTTCGTAGCCGCCTCCTGACATTAGACACAGAGCAAATTGTCAAACTGATCGACGGCATGGAAAAGGAGGCCATGAGCATACGCAGCGAAGTATTAAAATTGTGTTGGTACATGCGCGGTGGTCTGTCCTACTCTGAAGGAATGAACATGAGTAGTCGCGAACGAGAAATTGTCAACAACATTGTCAAAGAGAATTTAGAGACTACTAAGAAGTCGGGATTACCTTTTTTTTAGAAAAAAGGTAAACCACATAAATAAATTTATGAATAATTATTATGTTTATCAATATCTTAGGGAAGACGGAACTCCGTATTACATCGGCAAAGGAAAAGGTAATAGGGCCTATATCAATAATAGAACCACACCCAAGCCTGCTGATAATAATAGAATACAACTGATTAAAAAAAATCTATCTGAAGAGGATGCATTTAGGTTAGAAATTGAGCTTATTGCATGCCACGGAAGAAAAGACTTAGGAACTGGTATACTTAGAAATCTAACTGATGGCGGTGAAGGTGTATCTGGAAGAATAGCTACTACCGAAACTATAGAAAAAAGAGTAGCAAAAAATACAGGTAAAAAGCGTACAGTTGATCAAAAACTTCGAATGAGCCAAGCACAAAAGGGTAGAAAACCAACAGAATATACAGACGAGAAAAAATACGAAATATCAAAAAAGATATCTGATTCATTAAAAGGTAAAACAAAGTCAGACGAGCATAAGAAAAAATTATCAGAACACTTTACAGGCAAGTCTAACGGTCCTAGGTCAGAAGAAACTAAACAAAAAATGCGTAAGCCAAAATCTGATGCACACCGAAAAGCTATTTCAGAAGGTAGAAAAGCCAAGTATGCGGCATTACGAGAACAAAAGTAAACATGAACTTTGAACAAGCCAAACAAGACATCACTCAGTGGGTTATTGATTTTGTAGAAAAGCCTAATTCATTATTGAACGGGTGGGCACCGTGTCCGTATGCCAGACGGGCCAGAGTAGAAAATCAATTTGACATCAGACCCGGGCAAATCAATCCCATATCAGATGGTGCGTTTCAGCATATGGAAAACTATGATGTTATTGCTTATGTGTACGCAGCTGATCGTTTTTCAGCTGCGGAATTCAACCAAATGGTTGATAATTTAAATGTATGGCACTTGCAAAGTCGCGGTATGTTTGCCTTGGCTGATCATCCCGGCGATGTAGAAACAGTCAACGGTGTTGTAATGAATCAGGGTACCTGGGCTATTTGTTTCTTACAGGACCTAAACAAACTGAATTCACATGCTCGCATGCTGGCTGATCGCGGCTTTTATGATTCATGGCCTGACCAGTACTTGACGGTGCTGTTTTCTGGCAGAGAGGATCCCAGATCGTGAGTTATCAATTTGCCAGAATACGGCTGGAAGAAACACAGTATCGACCCACAACAGACTGGTACTACATCACCGAGCCAGACATTACACAGTTAAACAATATCTACAGAACCTACTGTATCTACAAGCACTTTGCCAGTGTAATGCCAATTTTTGATAGCCAGTATCTGGATCCCACCACAGACATCATTGGCTACAGAGATGCCGGTGAGTTGGTTGCATTTAGTTTGATGAAACGCTATGACGATCACAATGTGCTGGCCAGTCAATTTGCCTGGACATATCGCAATCCCAAAACACGCCTGGGCATAGAAAGTTTGCGTACAGAATGCGCAATATATCAGCAGCGCGGTTTCAAATACCTGTATTTGGATCAAGTACACTTGTACAAACAAAGCTTCGACGGCTTTGAAATATTAGGACCACACCCTTAGAGGAAAACAATGGCAGACATATATCATATTTGGGCAAACAAAGCAGGCGACATTACAGACATAGATTGGGTAACCAATATGCGCAGATTCTTGCAGCACCTAGTCGACGAAAAGAAAATGGAATCGTTTAGAATAACCCGATGCAAGATGGGATTCAGATCAATCGCTGACATGCCCGAATGGCACATCATGATGGAGTTTGTTAACATGGCACAGATGGATGCTGCTTTTGCTCGGGTAGCTCCATTGGAAGGCGAATTGGAACAGAAACATCAATCATTCAATCAGTTTGTTGCAGGTGATATTCAACATGCACTGTTTCGTGATTGGCCTGATACATTATAAGATGTTCTGCGAACATCTGTTACTTCGCTTTCGCTCGTAACATGTTTTTATTTTAATTGTTTTACAAACGAAACGAAGTGAAGTGCTAGTATCTCATCTAGATTAACTGGCCACACTTAACCCACCAAAGGGTTAAGAAAAAACTGGTACCTCATCTGAGTAGCCCAGCCACACTAGCGTTAGAACTATGATGTAAAACTTCTACATCGCACAGGCGGTTGTCCGGTACCTGTTCGCTCCGTCTTAATATACAACGGTAGTCTGTGCCACACACGCAGTCGTGCGCACAAACCCGGGGTTTTTCTCCCCTCTTTTTGCCTGTTTTCATCTTCAAACAATCAAATCGCAGGTCTTACAAAGCGATCGTCGTCCTGTTAAGGATAGTGATTGAGTGCTTCTTGCAGCGAGAAGACTTCCATCCCTGCGACTCGCGTCCAGGTCTAGGGCACCCGATGTAGACCGGTGCTAGTCGTTACTGCCGTACGTTGCCTGTTAAAGTTTGTTTTTTATGTGTGATCCATGCACACGCACTTGAATGTGACCATTGTAGTAGTCATCTGATTCCAGTACCCGCCTGGAGAACTGTTCTCTGGCTTCTATGTACGAGCATTCGGATCGTGATCGACAGTAGTATAATATTTCGCGTCGGAAATTGTCTGTGCCTTGCTGTGTGATATCTTCTGTGAGATTTGGGGAGCTGCCGTAGTATTGTTGCCAGTCAGAATCTATTTTACTTCGAATTTTTTTACGCTTCTTGTTGCCATTCTTGAGTTTTACAGTTTTATAAGTTGTTTTTGAAAACTTTGCTAATTTTTTCCCCACATACATGCGCCCGGTAACAACATTGGTAATAAGATAAACAAATCCAACGCAATCCTCGGGCAGTTCGACTACTTCTTGTCCATTGTGGTACCATGTCATGCGTATAGTTATGCAATACATCTATTGTCCAAATAAAATTACCACTCGGTTGTGTGATCCAAGTCAGATAAACGTGATGCTGTGCATTTAGTAGTACACTCCATGCTGTCAAATTTTAAAAATTCTGTAGTCCAAAAAGAGTCATTGATAATTTCAGAAAATGTTTTTGTATTGAGATTGAATTTTTCTTTTGCTTGTTGTAACCAGTTGCTGTTATGTTCGTATCTGTTAGCAGTCCAGCAGCAAGGAAAAAACTCGCCGCGACTGTTTAAAAATACTCCTTTATTTCCTATCAAACAAATGCCTGAAAACTGTGCTGCCTGTTGTAATTGTGTTGCTCTCTGTAAAAATAATACTTTTAGTTCTTTTCCAGGACGTATTTTGCTGCTCAAGGATATTAATTGACGTTCAAATCTGTGTCCTGCTGCTACCAAGGAAGCATCAGTGGGTTCCAGCAAATCATTGCTGCCATAGGCAACTGGGTATTTACTGCCGAACTTAGTGCTTTTTGTCAGCTGATACAAATCAAATCCAAGATCACCGGCAACCTGCTGTTGATGAAGAATTTGATTCTGATTGAATCTAAATGCTATAGAAGCCCAAGTTCGATAAGTGCTACAGTTGTGAGCAAAGAAAGTCTTTATGCCTTGCTCGATACTGAGCCAATCAGAATTAATTCGATACTTTTCGTTACTGAGTTGATCCCAACCATCGATACTCCAGTTAATCTCGTCACGCTCATTTAACACACCAGCTAACTTAGTCCACCATTCTGCGGATTTGTAACTTCCGTTAGTTACAATAACTAAGTTCATAGCAGGATTAATTTCTTTAATCCACTGGCATATATCTACAAAGTCTTTACAGTATACAGGATCGCCGTCATTACCGCAAAATGTTATTTTCCGAATTTGTTTTATAGTTTCACTGCCAATTTGTGTTTTGAAGAATTCCAATGATAACTGTTGATTCAACAAAGATTCTGCTGCTTCTGCTCTGGGACATCGCGGACATTTCAATGCACAAATACTACTGGCCTCAATATGCCAGTGATCCCATGCTAGCATAGTTGCACTTCCTTTTGCCATTGATTAGAAAAGTTTGTTGAGTTGTTCCTACTAGAACATGCAGATTGACACACTGGATGAGGCACTGATTGCCACGATTTTTGTATGTCATTAAAATCTAATTCCGTGTGTATTTTTGTATTGCCTAACCAGCAACAAGGATTAACTACTCCTCTGGCATCTATATAAATGCTGCGTTCTGTTAGAGCATGACACTTTATAGTTCCAGATAACTGGTCGACTGATTGCCATTGATCTGGCAGTGCTAATCCGTTAGCCAACGGTCTTTTGGATATTTTGGCACGAAACCAACTGAATCCCATTTCCTTGGCCAATTTTTGTGCTTGATCTACTTGATGTTGATTGTGCTGATATACCAACATATCCCAATGCGCAGAACCTCCGGCGTCGATGAATGTCTGTGCATTTTCCACAACTTTGTCCCAGACAACGCCACGACGGTAAATGTGATTAGTATCGGCTAATCCGTCGATGCTGAACACAACATAGTCACGCGATTGGTTGAGTATGACGGCCAATTCTTGCCACCAATCTCGATTGCGAAGACCGCCATTGGTGTTCATGCCCAGAGTAACGGCAGGATTGATAGAACGTAGGTAACGATACAACTCCAGTGTGTGTTGTCCTGCAGCAGGATCTCCGTAGTTACCACATGTAAACATCTTGTCGAGATTCAACAAGACAGCAGGATCGATCGCAGTAGATAATTGTTCTACAGTTAAATGACGTTGATCACTAGCATCAAACGCCGGGTCAGTAACACGACTGCACAAAGGGCACGATGCTTGACAAACATCTGTTGGCTCTACATGCAAGACTCTTATGTCACGCAACATCGATATCGGTGTTGTAACTGGTAAATCCATTTTCTTTAATGACTTTTAAAATATTCTCCACACGTCCAGCCAATTCGTCTCTGTGACTGACTAGCCAAATACTCTTGTGGCGTTCTCTGCTCATTTGTTTTAACAAGCCTAAACTGTTTTCGACACCTTGTGTGTCTAGTCCGTTGTCGATCATTTCGTCAATAAACAACAAGTTGATAGGTTGATATAGACTTTCAAACACATCTCTGAATGCCCAGCTCATGCTCAAGATCAGGCGATTGCGTTCGCCTCGGCTGAGATTATCAAAATCCAGTTCTCTGCCCAGCTCTTCGATGCTGACTGTAAGATCGTTTTGAAATACCACTGTATGCGGCAAGCCGATGCGATCCAGATAGTGTGTGAGTCTTGAGTTGAGATAACTGAGATTTTGTTCAATGATTTTTTTACGTATAAAAGAATCCTTGCTGGTCAATAATTTGAGCAGGAACTCTTGATGTTCTTGCAGCCTTGTCAAGTCGTTCATGTGATCGTAGCTGACTTCCTGCAGGGCCTGTTGCTGCATGT